GATCTTGCGCTGTCGCGGCCTCTCTCGGCTGCGGCGGCACTCTCTCGGCCGATATCGGCCGGCGTGACGGTGGAGGGTAGGACACTGTGAGCACCACCTATTTCTGGCCCGGCGAGACGGTGCGCGTCCGCGTCACCTTTGCCGGTGAGGATGGCCAGCCAACGGCCGTGACAGGAGTGGCCATGTCCTACCGCGCGCCAGGCGCCACCACGCCGACAAGCATCTCGGCCGGCTCGATCGTCGCGGATGGCACCGGCGTGTTTTACACGGATCTCCCGCTGCCCACGTCCGGCGATTGGGCCGTGCGTGCCACCTGCGCCACGCCCACGGCCAGCGCCGTTGAAATTGGGTTCTCAGTCCTGCCGTCTGCGGTGCTGGCATGAGTGCGGAACCGGAAGCCATCTGCCTGTCGCCGGAGCAGCTTCGGAAGCTCCTGGAAGACGCAGGTGAACAGGGGGCCAAGCGCACTTTGGCCCGGCTGGGGCTCGAAGACGAGAAAGCCGTGCAAGATCTTCGTGAGGTGCGCGACGTCCTATCCGCATGGCGCAGCGCCCGCCGCATTGCGCTGGAAACAATCGTTCGCACACTGACAATCGGCTTTCTGGCGGTGCTCGCTGCGGGGTTCGCATTCAATTGGTTTGGCGACGGCAAACGCCACTGACAGGAGAGACACATGCAGGATGTGGCAATCGGGCTGCTGCGGCACGCGCTGCAGCTTATCGGCGGCGTGCTGATCGCGCGCGGCGTGGTGGACGGGCCGGGCTGGGATTTGGTGGCCGGCGCGGCGACTTCGGCGGCAACGGCGGGGTGGTATCTCTGGGGGCGGCGCAGCACCTAAGTGCGCGGCGGCGGATCGTCGCGGAGCATGGCTTCGTGGGCGTCAACGCGGCGGCGCAGCCATTCCGCTACCTCTGGCGGCACGGAATAGCCGGTGCGCGTCCAGTTGCCGACCGTGCCTTCTGGCCGGTTTAGAAAACGCGCAAGCCCGCGAATGGTCCATCCAAGGGTTTCGAGAACGGTTTTTAGCGCGGCGGGGCTCATGCGTCGATGAAGCACGACGCGCCTTCTGGATTTGCCCAGCTTTCGGTCAGCGCCACGTCGGCAGCCTGCCGCGCCTCGATCCAGACCAGCGCCAAGCCGGTCATTGGCGCTTCGTCGTCATAATCTTCCCACTGGCGCCGGTATTCGGCGGCAGCGTCGGCGGCCACCACGCCGGCACGGTTGCAGACCTCAGCGGCGGCTCGCTTGGCCCGGTCGCGGTCGGTTTCGTCAACGCTGCGGGCGCCGTGCGTGACTTCCAGGGCAATAGACAAGAAGCTGTTCATCGTGGCGTCTCCCTCTCTGATAACGACAATATGCCGCTATCTCGCGCCGTTGTCAAAGGCAAAATGCCGTCACGCGCGCGTTTTTTCGGAGGTCCGATGCTCTCAAGCCGTGACATGCAACGCCTCTCGGGCGTCCATCCCGATCTCGTGCGCGTGATCTCGCGAGCGCGCGCGTCGGCGGATTTCATCGTCACCGAGGGCCTACGCACTCCAGAACGCCAGAAACAGCTCGTCGCCGCCGGGGCCTCGCAGACGATGCACAGCCGCCACCTGACGGGTCATGCGGTGGACGTGGCGGCGCTGGTGGATGGCGCCGTGCGGTGGGACTGGCCGCTCTATGACCGCCTGGCGCTGGTGCTGAAGCGCGCGGCGGTGGAGGAGGAGGTTGCTATCGTGTGGGGCGGCGACTGGCCGAAATTTCGCGACGGGCCGCATTTTGAGCTGGATCGGCGGCGGTATCCGTAGGTCAGGGTGCAATCTCCAGGCGGCAAACCGTTACCAATACGGGCCAGGAGTTGCGCCGATAGTGCTTTGATTATAAACGCCGCAACCTAATCATGACAAAAATTGCTCTCATTATCTTTCAACCACTTAGCGGCGTTTTTGGCGCGGTTTGCTTAGACGGTTTGCAGCAGCGTTGGCAAGGCGTTCTTGGTCGGCGCTGCGCGTGTAGTGGGCCACCATTGACAGGGTGCGATGGCCGGTGATGGCTGCAATTTCGTGGGTGGTGGCGCCGCTGTCTGCCAGCTCCGTCGCGCGTAGCTTTCGCAAGCCGTGGACGTTCAGGCCCGGCATCCCAAGCTTCGCCATCGCGCGGCCGAGCGCGCTGCTGAGGTATGTGGCATCCCACGGCTTGCCCTTAGCGTCGGCCAGGATCGTCACCGACGTTGCGGCGCGCTTCCACTCGTCCAGTTCGGCGCGCAACTCAGCCGAAGCCGGCAGGGCAAGCGGCTGGCCGGTTTTCTGCTGCACAAGCCGGATGGTCTGCCCGTCGTAGTCAGACCACCGCAGCCGCGCCAGATCGGTGCGCCGCTGGCCCGTATGCCATGCCAGGAACACCACGCGATACAGGTGGTGCGGCAGGCCCTTGATGGCGGCGTGTGCCTGCTGCCTCGTCCATGTCGGCAAGCTGCCGCCAGGGATCGGCCGGACGCGGTGCATGGGGCTGTGGGCAATCCACTCGCGATCAAGCGCCCAGCCAAACAGCGCCGACGCGGTGCGCAGGAATCCGGTGCTGGCGCCCACGCCGCGCTTGGTAGCGATGGCGTCACGGATCTCAAGGATCTGGCGCCGGGTGATATTTGCCACCGGCGTATGTGGCACGGCCTCAAGCACCTTGAGATACACGGAGTAGGTGGCGCGGGTGGCGTCCGCCAAGCCTAGCCATTCCGGGCTGCGCTTGTAGGCAAGGATCAGCGCGCCCAGGCTGTCATCTGCGAAGCGGTGCGACTTCGGCCGCGGGCCGTAGCGGTATTCCTTGACCGTGCCGTCCGCCAGACGCTTTCTTACGACGCGCTCGCCCGTCGCTGAGTATCGCATTGACAGCCTCGCTGAGTGATTGCCGCCGCGGCGACGCTGCGCTTGCGGCCATTACGGCGTCAAGTTCGAAGCGGTCCCACCGTGGCGTTCTGGCGCCCAGGTGATAGGACGGCTGCGGCAGCGTGCCAGCCTTCCATTTGCGGCGGAAGGCATCGACGCGCAGCGTCAGGTGTAAAGCCGAAGTCGGCTCATCCAGCCAGCGGGGCAGGGCGTCACTCATTCCGTTCTCACCGTTTCGTGATGCGCCAACCCGGCCAGCACCCGCGCTGCCGTGGCACGCAATTCCAGCCACTCCTGCCGGATATGGCGGTTCTTCAACGTGACCGGCGGCTCATGCAGCCGCTCGATCTGCTCGCACAGCGCCTCAACTGCGGCCTCAGCGTAGCCGGCGCGGTTGGCGTAGGTGGCCAGGATGCGCATGGCGTCGTGGAGCGCGTCACTCATCCGCCACCTCGCGGGGCTGGTGTTCGCCGGGCGTAGATTGTGTGTTAGCCTCGCACCGCAAAATGGCGGCAACCAACGTCGAAACTGCACTCGCGCCGCCGTAGGCTTCACCGATGGCCGTCATGCCATCGCCCCCGCCGACCTTGGCGTGAGGTAGGCCGTCGCCAGCAATGTCCGAAAGATGGATGAGCACGCGCCCGTTGAGCAGGTGCCACGCCACGGCTATGCCGGACAGAATGGCAGGCGCTGGTGTGGACTCTAAGCCGGCACCGCTATCATGGCGCCAGTGGCGGCGGATGCCAGCCAATCGGCCGCGCACTTCCTTTTGCACGATACGGCGCCCTTCGCGCACCGCAGGCGCATAGGCTATGGCTGGCTCATACTCCCACCCGCGCCGCCAGAGCAGCGCCGCGCAGACGCGCGCATTGAGCGCGGCTGTATATGCAGCGATGCCGGGTCGCCAGCACAGGACCATATCGGCCAATTCGTGCAGTTCGTCGGCCCTGTGCTGTCGGCCTGTTGTATAGGCCGATTCTTCGGGGGTCATGACGCGGCTTCCTTCGTCCGCGCGTTCGCCGCCAGGACTGCGGCCTCTACGTCGTTCGACAGCTCCGGCCGCTTGTCCTTGAGCCACGCGCGCTGTTTCCGCACCGTCGCGTCGTCTACCAGCGCCAACAGGGACGCAGCGTCCGCCACCGCGTCGACGCGGGCCACCAGATCGGCGGCGGCATTGGCGGCTTTGTCGTCGGGCGGCTCGATCTTCATCGGCTGCACCGTGAACGGCTTGCGGGACTTGCGGGACTCTGCCAACGCCAGCGTCATGGCACGCTCCAGGTGGCTCATTGCCGAAATGCGGATACCGCCCACCTGCGCGCCGCCGAACGTCACGGCGGGATCTCGGTAGAGCGTCACCGATCGGCCGACATACGCCGCGCCGTCCGGCCCCCAGCAATGCACCAACACGCGGCGCATGGACTTGGACGGCCGCCACGGTTTGCCACCATCGCCGTCAAAGTGGATCGTCACGGGCTGCTCGGCGCCAGGATCGGCCTGCACGTCGGTGATCCGTATGGTGCGCGGCCCGGCCAGCAAGTCATCAGCCGTCAGTTGGTCTGATTTGGCGAGGATCGTGTCTGTCAGATCAGTCACGCGAAGATCTCCGTCTCTATGCGCCGCTCCGTCGCCACCAGCCGCGCGCCGTCCGCCGACAGCGCGGCGCGATACGCTTCCAGCCGATCGGCCAACGCTTCCTCGAACACGGAAGCGGCCTCCACGATGGCGGCTTGCACCGTCTCATCCGGCCACACGCGGATCACGGCCATCGGCATCCCGGCGCAGTAGCTGACGTAATCCAGCCACTTGCGGCCGCTCACCATCAGGCCAGTCTGGCATTGCAAGACGTGCTCGGATGGGACGGCGCCGGAGATCAGCGTTTCTGTCTGGTATTTTTGACGGCGGCTCTTGCACTCAATCAAGCCGTCGTCGCCTACCAGGCCATCCGGCGAGTAGCCGATGGTGAAGGTGCCGAAGTCCCGCGTGATGAACCCCAGTTCCGTCACCGGCGCGAAGTGGCGGCTGTAGAGCGCACGGGCCTCGATCTCGTCCGCCTGGCCGCGCAACATGTCGTCGCTGACGTAACGCGGTTCGACGTGCTGGGTGATGCGCTGGGCCAGCAGCTCATACAGGTGCGCGCGGCTGGTGTCGTTGCGCGCCGGCTTGAGCGTAGTGGGCGACATGATGAGGCGGATTTCCGAGGCTGTGAGCACGCCGCAGCGGAGGGCTAGCCATTCGTCGCTGCCTTGGAGGATTTCGGGGTGGTGGTGGATCATGCGCCTACCGCCTCCACCACCGCACCGGCCGTTGCGGCTGGCGGCGCTGCTCGGCGTCGTCCAGATCGTCGGCGATCCCGGCAGCCGCCCAAACCACGGCCCGCAGCGCCACCAGCTCACGCGACGCGAGGCGGCTGAAACGCCCGTCGTCCAGCATGGCGTCGAGCGTCTGCGCCAGCCGGCGCGCGCGCTCCTGCGGCGTGCCGGAAACGTCCATCAGCGTGGCCAGCGCGGTGCGGGCGGCCTCGCCGTCGAGGTGGGAAATCATGTTCATGGCGACACCGCTCCAAACGCGATGAGGGTTGAGACAGCGCAAACCAGCGTCAGGACAATGCCGACAGCCGTGAACTCGCCCTGGCGCGCGGCGTTGATGGTTTCATGGCCGCAGATCACTGTGGACAGCGCGCAGACAACCGCCGGGAGGAGGAGGAACCAGTCCGTCACTGGACGCTCCTGCGCAGCGCCGACAAACACGGCGGCAGCACCAGCAGCAGATCCTGCTGACGGGCCTCGCGGGCGGCAGCGAGCAGCGCGACGGCAATCGCTTCCACGCGATCGGCGGGCCACAGCATCGAGGACGTCTGGAACCCGGCGGCGTCCTCGACTTCCTCGATGATGAGGATGTCGCCGCCGTCCGTCACTTCGACGTCGAGGGTGTGGATCAGCTCAATGTCGGGTTCGGACTGCAAAATTACGAGCGTCACAGCGCGGCCTCCAGGCTGCGCTGCGCTTGGACCAGCGCCGCCTCGATCGCGGCGTCGATGGCGCGGTGTTCGGCCACGTGGTCACGCCACGACACCGTTTCCGTGCTGTCGAATTTCCACGGGTGGCGGGTGAGTTCGACCAGGAACCTGGCGCTTGCCTCGCGGACGGCGGCGAGGCTTGCCACGTCCTCCGGCGTTGCTGCGTGCAGCGGCGGTTCGGGCCGGTAATCGCCGCCCCAGGCGGCGTCATAGGCGCGGGTGGATACCCAGTCGGGCAAGCCTGTCATCGGGGCCTCCATGGTGGTGGAGGCATGTTGGAACAGCCTACATTGTCACGTCAAGCGCAAATGTAGGATATGCCAACATTTATCAGCATGGAGCGGCGGCGACGTTATGAGTATGTAGCCGCCACGTTTTCGGATTGACCGTTTGCAAGCTGCCGCGTTCTCATGTTCCTGGAACGTTCACGGCAGAGGAAGCTTCATGCCTATCCGTCGCTCGCAGCCGCCCGCCAAACATTCGCTCAAGGTAGTCGAGAAGGGCGCTTTTTTCAGCCGGGTCCATGACGGTCCAGATGGCGAAGAGTTCCGAATTTTGCTTCGCCTTCAAGCCTTGCGCCGCCTCGTCGTCGCTCGCGACCGTCGTTCCAAATTCGAGGTAGTCCATGGAAACACCAAGGGCACCAGCAAGCGCAGCGAGGGTTGAACGGCCGGGCTGGTAGGCGCCGACTTCAATTCCTGCCAGCGTTCCGCGCTCTACACCTATCTGCTCAGCAAGCTGCGCCTGGACTAGATCGAGGGCCTTCCGCAGCTTTTTGACGCGCTGACCCATGGCGATGGCGTGCGGAGTGCGCTGCTTGCTCATGCCCTGAGTATCCGACAGCGCGAAATTCGCTGTGCTGGACAGTCCAACATTTGGGTTGACGGTCAATGTTGGCTCATCCTACTTTTTGCGCATGGATATCCGCGCGATCGTTCGGGCCGGCGGCGGCCCGCTGAAACTAGGTAAGGCTCTCGGGCTGAAGCATTCATCGGTTTGCTGCTGGACGCGCGTGCCCGCGCCTCATGTTCGCTCAGTGTCGAAGCTGACCGGCATCGCGCTGCACGATTTGCGGCCCGACCTCTACGACCCGCCGCCGGCTGCCAACGGTGTGCAGGAACACGCTGCATGACGGCGCCAGTGTACCTATCCACTTCACCCGCCGCGTCACACAACGTCGTGAGCGCGGGCGAAATAACTGCAGACCGCTGGACCGTCGTCGCCACGCGCACGGGCCGGTTCTGGAGCTACCGCAACGGCCACACCGGCGCCGCGCTTGTCGCCGCCGCTGACGCCGACACCATCGTTCTCATGCACCGCCGCGCCGCTGAGGGCTGGGAGCTTGTGGCTCGCCTCGCCGGCCCGGTTTGGCGCCGCTTCCAGGCGCAAGGGCGCGCATGAACGAGATCACCGTGCAACGCGGATCGGAAATAGGCTCCCACCTTTTGCACGGTGCCACCTGCACGGGCCGCGGTTCGTCCGCGCGTGCAGGTGGAGAGGCCAGCCTGGCTGGCGGTTCCTCCCATGAAAACTCGGCCGGCGGGGCTGTTCGTCCCGCCGGCTCTTTTCCGAACGGCGCGCTGCCGCCATGGGATGACGCCACCATCGAGCAAGTCCGCGCGTGGGCGGCGGATGGCGTGTCGCAACGTCGGATTGCTCAGCGTCTTTGCGTGGCGCAGTTCACTGTCGCGACGCGGATGCGGAAGCTCGGCATTGCGACCAAGATCCACAAGCCGAACAACCTCGAGATGGAGCGCGGCGCGGCGGTGTTGGTGCAGCACTGGGCCACTATGCCGGACATTCGCGACGTGCTGCGGCTGTATCACGCAGCGCGCGGACACACGCGAACCACAGTCAAGGGCATGAGGATGCACGCGCGGAAGCTCGGCCTTGTGCGGCCGGCGGAAGCGGAACTGTGCGGCGCATTGCTCGGCGCCAGGATTTACAGAGAGCAGTGCGACGCGGCAAACATCGAGGCCGCGCCTCGCGTGCAGGCGGCGTTTGACCGTGGCCTGACGATCCATGCCGCGACGCGCGAGCTTGGCATGTCGCCGAAGCGGCTGCGCCGGATGGTGCGGATGGGGCTGGTGACTGCGCCGGCGCCGCAGCCTCGTGCAGCGGCACAGCCGAAGCCGCCGAAGCCTCCCAAGCTGGCCAAGGTAAAGCCGCCCAAGCCCGTGCCGGCACCCAGGCCGAAGAAGCTGCCGAAGTCCTGGGTGCGCGTGGCTCCACCGCCACCGCCGCCGAAGCCGAAGTTTCAGACCGTCGAGGAGTGGCTGGCCGCAGGCGGCCAGATCACGCGCCTGCCGGCGGCTGCGGTGCATGCCACGACGGCCACGCTGGGCGAGGGGCGCGAACTCATCCGCCAGCACGCCGAGGTGATGGCCACGGACGACGGGAACTGGATCGCGAGGGCAAAGCGGAAGATGGGACGTTTTCATTTTGGTGCCGGCCAGTGAGCGCCGATCCGATTACCACCGCGCTCTGCGCCGAGCTGCACCAGCGCGCCGCGCGCGGGCTGGCCAAGTATGGCGTGTCTGTCTCCGACAATCCGTTGACGCCGCGCGAATGGCTACAGCACGCCAAGGAAGAAGCACTCGACCTCGCCACCTACCTGGAGCGGCTGATCCGCATCGAGGGCGGCCGCGCAGACGCTGAGCCGGCGGAATACCCACCCATCCGCGTCCGCATCCGCCTCGCGTCCGGCGACGTGGTGGTGCGCGACGTGGCGACGGTGGCCGAGGCGGTGGCGGAGTTGCCGTGGCCGTTGGCGGTGAGCTGGGAAGTCGAAGGCGCACAAGGAGCTTTCTGGTGATTTTGCACCCTGAATACGCCGCGTTTCTCGCCGGCAAGGCGCCGCGCGCGCAGGCGATCGGCATTGAGCCGGGCCTGATGCCGGCGCACCTGTTCGACTATCAGGCTGAGTGCGTCCGCTTTGCGCTGCGTCAGGGCCGCGCCGCGATGTTTCTCGATACCGGCCTCGGCAAGACGCGCATCCAGCTCGAATGGTCCCGGCAGGCGGCCGAGGCCAGCAACGGCCGGGCGCTGTTGCTGACACCGCTTGCCGTCGCGCGGCAGATCGAACGCGAGGGGCTGGCCCTGGGCTATCCGGTGCGCGTGATCCGCAGCCAGGACGAGGCGCGGGACGGCATCAACATCTGCAACTACGACCGCCTCGGCGCGCTGGATACCGTGCAGTTCGGCGCCGTGAGCCTGGATGAAAGCTCGATCCTCAAGAGCTTCACGGGCGCCACCACGCGCGCGCTGATTGCGTCCTTCTCTGGCCATCGGTTCAGGCTTGCATGCACCGCCACGCCTGCGCCGAACGATCACATGGAGCTGGGCACACACGCCGAGTTTCTGGGCCAGATGCGCAACGTGGAAATGCTCTCCCGCTGGTTCATCAACGACACCGCCACGGCATCGCAGCAGTGGCGGATCAAGGGCCATGCCGTCGAGGCTTTCTGGGATTGGGTGGCATCGTGGGCGCGCTGCGCCGAGACGCCGGCTGATCTGGGATACGACGCCTCCAGGTTCGTCCTGCCGGCTCTGAACGTTCACCGCCACAAGGCTGCCGGCGACCTCCGCGCGCCGGCCGGGATGCTGTTCGCGTCGGACCTGTCCGCGACGAACATGCACGCCATCAAGCGCGAGACGGCGCAGGCGCGGGCCGAGGCTGTCGGCGCGCTGGTTGCCGCTGAGCCGGGCGAGGCGTGGGTGATCTGGTGCGACAATGACGCGGAGGCGGACGCGCTCATGGCCGCGGTGCCTGGCGCCGTGGAGGTGCGCGGATCGCACACGCCAGACCGCAAGGAAGCGGCGCTGGCGGCGTTCGCCGCGGGCGAGGCGCGATACATCATCACGAAGCCGTCCGTGGCGGGCCAGGGGCTTAACTGGCAGCACGCCGCGCGTATGGCCTTCGTGGGCCGCAGCTTCAGCTATGAGGCTTGGTATCAGGCGGTGCGGCGCTGCTGGCGCTTCGGCCAGACGCGACCCGTTGATGTTCATCTGATCGTGGCCGAGGGCGAGGATCAGATTGGCCGTGTGATCGACCGCAAGGCCGGCGACCACAGAACAATGAAGCGGGCGATGGCTGGCGCAATGGCGCGCAGCCGGGCGGTCAAGGCTGCAACCCGCATCTCATACGAACCAAATCACATCGGGAGGCTGCCCGCATGGATGTGCGCTGTCTAAATAGTGCTCACGGCCAGAGATGGACCGCGATCAACGGCGATAGCTGCGACGTGCTCGCGCAGTTGCCTGATGCGTCGATCGGTTTCTCTGTCTATTCGCCGCCGTTCGGCGACCTGTTCGTCTACTCCGAGAGTGAGTGCGACCTGGGCAACTCGGCCAGCGACGCCGAGTTTTTCGAGCACTACGAGTTCATCATCCGCCACAAGCTGCGGGTGACGAAGCCCGGCCGCCTGTCTGCGGTCCATTGCTCGGATTTGCCGACGCGGAAGTGGCGGGACGGGTTCATCGGCTCCAAGCCGTTCTCGGATGACATCGTGGCCGCTCACCTGCGCGCCGGCTGGACGTTCGTGCGGCGCGTGACGATCTGGCGCGATCCGGTGGTGGAGATGACGCGCACCAAGGCGCTGCATCTGCTGCACAAGCAGATCCTGAAAGACAGCACATGCTCCTGGCCCGGCACGCCGGACTACCTGCTGCTGTTCCGCGCGCCGGGTGAGAACGCCGAGCCTGTGGGACACAAGCCGGCCGACTTCCCGGTGGAGCTCTGGCAGAAGTGGGCCAGCCCCGTGTGGTTCGATATTTCCCAGACGGCGGTGCTGAACAACAAGGCCGAGGCGTCCAAGTGGATCGGCGACGCGATGAGCCTGGACGCGGCGCGCGAGGAAGCGGACGAACGCCACCTCTGCCCGCTGCAACTGCCGTTGATCGACCGCGCCGTGACGATGTGGAGCAATCCGGGCGACGTGGTGCTGTCGCCGTTTATGGGCATCGGCTCCGAGGGCGTCGTGAGTGTGAAGCGCGGCCGGCGGTTCTTTGGCTGTGAGTTGAAGCCGTCCTATTGGCGGCAGGCGGTGCGGGCGCTGGAAGGCAGTGAGCGCGGCGCGGTGGATCTGTTCGCGGACGCTGCAGACTGATGCGGCTCGAAGATCGCCTGCAATCCCGCTGCCGCATGCTGCTGGACAGCCACCTCCAGCCGCCTTGCTACTGGTCCAGCGTCGGCCATGAGCGCAAGCAGACGCTCATCCAGGGCCAGATGCAGAAGGCGCGCGGCGTTCGCCGTGGCCTGCCGGACGTCATGGTGTGGGCGCCCGGCTACTTCCTCGGCGTGGAACTCAAGGTTGGCAGCAACACCGCGACGGAGGATCAGCGCGCGTTCGGCCAGGCCATGGCCGCGCTAGGCCACGGATACGCCATCGTCCGCAGCGTCGAGCAGCTCGTAGACGTGCTCGAGCAGCACGGCATCCCGCTCCTCGCCGGCGCGCGCGTCGCGGCGCTGCGGCATGACGGAATGCTGGCCGTGCCGGTGGCGAAGAAGCCGGCGCGGGTGGTGAAGGCGCGCGCTGAGAAACCCACCCGGAAGCAGCTCGCGACGCTGGCGCGGGTGCGGGCGCGCGGGGTGTTCGTATGACCGACGCCATCGACATGTCCAACCGCCGCATCGGCCACCTTCACGTCCTGCACCGCGAACCGTCGAACGGCGTCCGTGCCATGTGGCGCGTTCGCTGCACGGACTGCGCGCATGAGGTCACGGCCGGCGGCAACTCGCTGCGCAAGGCCGAGCGCGGAACGTGGCGGGTGCTGTGTCCAGGCTGCGAGGCCGAGGCATGACCGACGACGACATTCGCCCCCTCCACATCCAGCTCACTGGCGAACCCGGCGCGCTGCGTGGCGTGCTGACGCTGGGCGGCCTGGAGTTCCCGCTCCTGTCCTGGCGGCAAGGCGGCGATCCCGGCCACGTCAACGCGCGGTCCGAACGCGGCGTGCAGATCACGATCGCCATCGAGCGCGAGGCAGACGGGACGCGCGGCGGCGGGATGACGATTGGCGAGACGCAATATGTGCTGCGCGGCGTGGTGGTGGACGGGCGGGAGATCAACGGCGAGGCGGAGGTGGTTAGCGATCCGTGGTGGGACGCTTGGAAGGCGGGGCGCGGATGACGCTCCAAGTTCTCGACCTCTTCAGCGGCATCGGTGGGTTCTCGCTTGGCCTGGAGCGGGCCGGCATGACCACGGCCGCCTTCTGCGAGATTGAGCCGTTCTGCCGCGCAGTGCTGGCGAAACATTGGCCGGGAGTGCCGATTTACGATGACGTGCGAACCCTCACCGGCGAGCGACTGGCAGCAGACGGAATTTCCGTGGATGTCATATGCGGAGGGTTCCCCTGCCAGGACATCAGCCTTGCAGGACGGGGTGCAGGCCTCAGCGGCGAGCGTTCCGGCCTCTGGTTCGAGTACCGCCGCGTCATTGAGGAAGTCGCGCCGCGCTGGGTCATCATCGAAAACGTCCCAGCCCTTCGCACTCGCGGACTGGACGTTGTGCTCGGGGGGCTCGCTGAGATCGGGTATGATGCGGAGTGGCACCTTATTCCCGCTTCCGCCATCGGCGCTCCCCATCAGAGAGACCGCGTGTGGATATTGGCCTACTCCGCGTTCGGAGGATGGCGAGAGCACGGGCATGAGCGCGGCCAGGCTTGCGACACGGGCGCCGGACAACCTACCGACTGCGGTTCGGATGTGGCCTACCGCGACGGCGTGCGATGCGAACCGCTTCCCGTCAGACAATTTCACGACCCGAAACATCACACTGAACCATGCCGTGAAGATGTGGCCAACGCCGGCCGCGCGGGATTACCGGGCGCCGAATGCGCCGGATGGGGCGAGCCGGTTGTCTCGGCCTCCGACATCAGGCGAGCAGCTTCCGAATGCCGTTGGGGGCGTGCTGCACCCGGATTGGGTGGAGAAGCTGATGGGGTTCGCCGCTGGGTGGACGGAACTCGTCCATTGGAACCCTGGGAAGGCAACACGCCGCGCACCGTAGGCCGAGGCTTTCCGAACCGCCGGCCACGTCTCAAGGCGCTGGGAAACAGCGTCGTCCCGCAGATCCCGGAGCTAATCGGCCGCGCCATCCT